ATGCCCACTTTCAGAAAGCGCGGGGATTCATGGCGGGCCGAAGTCGCCCGCAACGGTCACCGAGAAAGCGCCACCTTCCCCACCAAGCGCGAAGCCATGGACTGGGCCAACCGCCGCGAGTTGGAACTGGCGAACGTGCGCGCCGAAAAGGTCACGCGCTGGACCTTGGCCGACGTCATGCAGCGGTATGCCGACGACGTCAGCCCCGAGAAGGCGGGCGAGCGCTGGGAAAGGGCCAGGATTGCCGCCATGAAGGTGGACCCGATCGCCAAGCTGGTGATGCAGGACATCGGGCCGGCCGAATTGGCCGCGTGGCGTGAGCGGCGGCTGAAGGTGGTCCAAGGCGCCACGGTGCTGCGGGAAATCGGATTGCTTCGGGCCATCTGGACCAGGGCGAAGATGGGAGAGTGGCGCTATGTGGATCACGACCCCTGGCCCGACGTCATCAAGCCGCAGGACCACCCCGCGCGCAAGGTGATCTTCCTCGATGGCCAAGCCGAGCGCATCGTAGACGCTCTGGGGTACGCGGGCGGCACGCCCAAGGACAAGCGCCAGCAGACTGCCGTAGCGTTCCTGCTGGCCCTGGAAACGGCCATGCGCTCGGGCGAGATCCTGACCCTTGAATGGAAGCACGTGCACCTGGCACGCCGCATGCTCCATTTGCCCAAGTCGAAGAACGGCGACGCCCGGGACGTTCCCCTGTCGCGGCGCGCCGTGGAGCTTCTGGAAGCCATGTCGGGGATTGACGAAGAAATGGTCTTCACGGTGAACGCTGGCTTGCGCGACACCTACTTCCAGCATGGCAAGACGCTGGCCCAGGTCGATGGGCCCACGTTTCACGATGCCCGGGCTACGGCGATCACGCGCCTGGCCAAGAAGCTGGATCTGCTCGAGCTGGCGCGGATGGTCGGCCACCGGGATCCGCGCAGCTTGCTCATTTATTACAGAGCGTCGGCTACCGACATCGCATCCAAGCTGGACTGAAGTTACATTTTTATCATGCGAGGATAAGAATTGATCTTATTCTTGCGTTGCGAACTTTGGCCCTATGGGGTACAGTGCAACTAGCCCTTCGTTCAGCGAACGCCCAAGTTCCACTTGGGACACTTATGTAGCTGGCGCGGGGCTTTTCTATTTCCGCTTCGCATATTGAGGTCGAATTTCAAAGTCGGCCGGCTTGAAAAGCCAATGACGATAGGGATGATGCCAACGCATCTCTGGCTCTCCACCGGTACTGATCCCAATGTTGAAATTAGGGTAGATCTCCCTGATCAGGCCGTTAATATGCCTATAGACGACCTCTTTTGCCCTGGTCCGCTTTCCACGTATCCGCGCTCCCTCTGGCTTTTCCTTATGTTTTTCGTTGAGCCGAAATTGCATAGCGCCAAGGACTACATCGAGGCATTGCAGTAACACATGCTCTTTGGAATCCACTTCGGCAATCTGATCCTCAGCGATTGAAAGGCCAGCGCCGCGGAACTCACGGCTCCAATTTAGCCCTGACACGTACCCCTTGAAGGCCTGGCACTTTTCATCGGTATCTGGGAGCTTGTCGAAATAGATGCGTGCTTTAGCGGCGCCCAGATCGCCACCACAATACCTAAATCCAAAGGCATGCTTGACGAACTGGTAATAGAGCAGGAAGAAACCGTTTTCTCTTTGAGCGGGCGTCAGTTGCTTTGCGCCAAAGTAATTCTGGGTGAACATCACCCGCATCTTGAGCTTCCCCTCCCGCATCAGCGCGAAGGTCTCATCCATCAACTGAATGTATTTGTCCGCATAGTTCTCGGTGATTCTTTGCCATTTGACTTCTGCACCAAGATTCAGCCTATCCTTAGCTGCCTGCAAAATTGAAACTACCTCGTGAAGATGGGTGGATTCAACTAGCGCGCCTCCATAGAAATTTGCGAAATGCTTGCCTGAAATGTCGGACTCGTCACAGTAAAGAACCAGCTCACGGGACATATTGTTTGTTATTGGCCGTCATTGGAAGCAGCCATTCTACCCATTGCGCACAATTCCAGGCATGAGCCCAAGTTCAGCCATTGGTTCTGGCAGACGACGCGCGCGGAGAAGGCCTAGGGCGCGACGCCCAACCCCCGGCTAAAGCCCTGCAGGCCGTTCACCTGGTCGGCCCACCTTGCAGCATCTGCAGCCAGGTCTCCATATGCTGCGTAGCACGCTGCAAAGCCGCCGATCCAGTCGGCGCCGGCTCCATCAGGTCCGCTGCCGGCTCGGGCAGTCTCGGGACGCCTGCGGGCTTGCTCGCTGAGCAGCATGTCAAGGCGAGCGCGAACGCCAGACAGATCGCGTTGCGCAGCTTCACGCGCCAGCACGGCGCCGCGGTATTGAGCATCTGCACGGCCTCTTTCCTCCAGCATGGCGCGCTCGACACGCGCTTGGCGTTCCAATGTGGCGGCCCGCTCCGCGACCAAGCAAGCCCGGTACGGGTGCCCGCCATACATCCAGACGCCCGCCGCCAGGCTGGCCAGCACGCCGGCGCCGATCAGGTACGGCGCAGCGGCCTTGAAAATGGGGCTCATGGCGTGCTCAACCACGGGGGCACGGGTTTATCGACCCGCGGCGGCGGGGTGACGGCTTCCTGCACTTCTTCGGCGGCGCCCTTGGCGTCGGTGGCCGCCTGGCGCACCTGCGGCGCCAAGTTCTCGACCAGGTACTGGTACGACGCCTGCATGCGCTGCAGCTCAGCGGCATGGCCGCGCGCCTGGTCGGCCAGCATTGCATCCGTCCGCAGGCCACCCAAGAAGAAGCCAATGCCCACGCCGCCGCCCACCATCAACAGGATGAGCAGCCCCCCCTCCAGCACCACAAAAATGCGGCGGTGCGCACAGTAAGCACGCTCAAGTGCCGCTCGGATTGGTTTGCCCATACATCCTCTCCAGTTGCGCCTGCATCATTTCGACCTGAACTGTCAGCTTCGCAATTTGCGCCTTCTGCTCGCCGATCTCCCTGACCGATTCGTTGCGCTCTTTGGCGAATGCATCCGCGCGCGCAGTGGCTACCGCAAGCTGGATCGTCAGCGTTTCGATGATGTTGACCTCGGCCTTGTCGCCGGCGCGATCCACGGCGTCACGGGACAGCCATTTGCGCAGCATCAGCCCCCCGCCGATCACCGTCGCGGCGATCGCGCCAACCCACCCGCCCACACCGCCGCCGGAGAATTCTTCAGGGAATTGCATGCCTGCTCCTCCACTCTCGGGGAATCTGGAAATGAGGCCCGCCCCTCAGCGTCTTCCAATCCCAGCCCCATTCCAGCTGTACAGCCTGCGCCGCAGCGCACGCCTTCATGACATCGGCCAAGCCCTTGAACGCCGCCCAGTCACTCCAAGGATCGCCCCGTCCACCAGCGGCGCCAGGTCGACGGCACGAACTGCCCACGCAGGTACGCCGCAATCAGCTGCGGCGGGTAGCTCGCGCGCAGCGACGGGATGTAGTCTTCCGGCAAGTTCTTGCCGTTCTCGTAGGTGCTGGCCTGCACCAGCCCGTAGAGCGCAGCCAGCTCGGGGCGCTCGCGGACCTGCTTGACGAACTGCTGGTAGACGAACTTGAAGCCCTCGGGCGTCGTGGTCACGTCCACGCCGTTCAGCAGGCCGGACGCGGTGTGGCGCAGGCGGGCAATGATCTGCGCCAGGCCAGGGCGGCCTTGTCCGCCTTCATCACGTCCAGCTCGTCGATCAGGCCCTTGCCGATCTTGAAGCCGACGATGTCGCCCGGCTTCTCCATCGACCGGCAGATCACCGTCCCCCGGTACTTGCGGCCGGCGAATAGGTGCACCTCCTTGTTCGACTCGTTGATTTTGGCAGCCAGGCCCCAGTCGTGGGCCACCTCCTCGATCGTCGGGTAGAAGATGTCCCGGATCTGCCCATAGGTCGGCGCGAAGTATCCCGAATTGACGCGGGGGAACTCCCAGGCATGGCGGCACAGGCCGGCGCCGCCCACCCAGGTCTTGCCGCTGCCGAAGCCGGCGACGAACGCGCGGAACTTGTGCGGCAGCGCCAGGAACCGAGTCTGAGACTGGTTAAGCGTCGGCATCAGGGACGCTCGCGTTCACCACCTCGATCACGACCTTGACCGGCGGCGGCGCGTTGTCGTCATTGGTCGGATCCGGTTTGTCGCGCCAGAGTTCGGGCCTGCGGTTCTTCAGCCAAATGAAGCTGGCGGCCACATCGGGCGGCACGTGGGTGCTAATTTTGGCGCGCACCACGCTGCCGTCGTGCTGGAAGAGTTTTTCGGTGTGGTAGCTGTAACCGACGGCACGCTGGTACAAGGCGCGCTCTACTCGATCATCCGCCGTAGATTTCCCGGCTTTTGAGGCCTGACAAAACGGCTTGAACTCGGCTTTCCAGCGGTAGATTGTGCGGTCTGTGACGCCGAAGAACTCGGCGACCTCCATGTCTGTGGCCCCGAGGGCGGCGAGCTTCTTCGCCTGTACCGCGAATTCGGGCTTGTACTTCGATGGTCTTGCCATTGCGCAGTCCCTCTGGGAGCGACGCCGCAGGCATCGATTCCGCAATGGTGTCGCGCCACAACTTAGCGCAACCAAGTTACATTTACGAAAAACTGGAGGAACAATGAAGAAAGCTGATGACATACATCGGCCTCAGTTCGAACTGAAGGCCTTTCGCTGTCCCCACTGCTCAGTCGTCGCACAAATGAAGTGGAGTTCTCTTGTCTCCGCACAGGGGAGTTCCAGAGTGGGCAGCGATTTCCTGCAGGCAGTCTGCACACACTGCGAAAAACCGTCGCTTTGGTTCAGACATTGGGCCTCCCTGGGGAGCACTCGCATACCGCGGGGGGGGGAAATGGCTTGGCCAACCGCAATAGTTCAGGCGACACAGGCTCACCCAGACCTTCCAAGGGATTGTGAAGCTGATTTTGAGGAGGCTCGTCAAGTGGCAAGCATGTCGCCACGGGCTGCCGCCGCGCTCCTTCGGCTCTGTGTTCAAAAGCTGTGCGTGCACCTCGGATGTCCAGGCAAGAACATCAACGACGATATCGCAGCACTCGTCAAACGCGGATTACCGGTGCAGATCAAGCAGGCCCTCGACGTGGTACGCGTCGTTGGCAACAACGCCGCTCACCCCGGCGAAATGTCCTCCGAAGACACAAGCCAGGTCGTAAACAGCCTATTCGGGCTGATCAACTTTATCGTAGAGCAGATGATCACCCAGCCGAAAGAGATTGACCGGCTTCATTCCCAGCTACCCACTGGGGCTTTGCAGGCAATTGAGCGGCGCGACAATCCGGCAACGCAATAAAGCAAAAGCCCCAGCCATTGGCTCGGGGCTCGTTTCTTCCGGACGCGCGGCGTCCGCCTGCGGGCATCGGGTCACGTCGTTAGACGGTAGTCGGTCTGTCTTGGGCCGGATTATGCACAACAATGGCGTAGCGTAGCGTGCAACAAAATCCTCGAAATTGCCTACCGCCCGCACCAGCACGTCGTCGTACTCCCGCGTCCGCAGTCCAAGCGCACGGCAAGTGGCCAGCCAGTAGGAACGCGTCACGTAATGGGCTCGTAGGATGTCGCGGCGCTGATGCAGCATGCGGTAGACCGAATTGCGCCAGGCAGCCTCGATGAGGCCTGCATCGCGTTCGTCAAGCTCGCGCACGTATTCCTCCCCTTCCCATGCGCCCTGCCCTGTCCGCTTCGCGAGCCTGCGGCACACCTCGTAGGTGGGCAAGACAGCGTAATGCGGCCGGCTACGCATGACTTCGCCCCAATTCTCGAGGCGGGCATGGAAGTCGGCCGGCAGACGGTCCAGCAGCATCTTGCGTGTCGTCATTCGCTACGTCGCTCCTCGAAAAGTCGGCACCGCTGGCCTACCTGCATGCCATGACTGCAGGCCAGAATGCGGCGCCCGTCGAATTCGCTCTTGACCAGGCGGATATGCGCACAACCAGCGTAACTGCGCACAGGCGGCGGCTCCTGGCGGCGCTCCAGCACCTTGGCCGGGTCGCCTCTATCGGATCGGCGCGCCCAGGTCATGCAGCACGCTCCTGGGCCATTCGGTGCTGGGCCGCGAGCGCGACACCGAGAGCTGCCCATGCGTGGGTGCTGACGCCGTACAGCGGGCCAGGCTGGCCTTTGGTGCCTACTTGGGGCGTTGCGCCGCCGCCCGTGCGCGGATACAGGTCGAGGATCGCTTGGCGCACGTTGCCGTCCTTGGCCTTGGCCGTGCCGCACAGATGCATCTTCACGTCCTTGCGGTAGACCATTTCCGTCTTGCCGCCCCACGCCTGGACGAACCGGCCAATCCAGACGCAGGTTTCGAAGACCTCGCGGCCCACGGGCATGCCATAGCTGGCGATCATTTGGTTATGAATTGAGCCAATCACTGTTCGCCGGCGAACACACTCTGCTCGTGGAAGGGCCTTCGGACGTTCTATACCTTCAGGCATTCTCCAATGCGTTGAAAGCCCTTGGCCGAGAGCACCTTGACCCACGATGGACGCTTTGCCCCGCTGGTGGAGTAGATAAGGTCTGGGCCTTTGTTTCACTGTTCGGCGGCAACGAGCTGCACGTCGCAGCACTCATCGACTACGCGAACGGACAGAAGAACAACGTTGAGAAGTTGCGCAAGAGCCAGCTGCCCTGCGGACTCCTTTGAATCGCGGAAGCTGCTATTCGGGGATGCCCGCTCTTGGCCGGGAGCGGCCGTCAATAACAAATAGCTCTCGACCCTAAATGGCTGGTCGCCCCGTTGCGGTGCACTTGACAGGCAGGATGTGCATTAAATGTTAAGCCGGGCTGACATGTCGCTCACAGTAGGCTCTCGTACGTAGTGTCTCGCTGAGCATCAGCAAAGCAACCGTGCCCGCGTCGGCAGCTTAGCTGCGGCTGGTCGCTGCATTGTCTAAATGCAAGATTTCGCCGAGAAATAGATAGGTGTTCAGGAATAACGCGCGGGCCTCTTCCGAACTGATGTCCTTGTGAACCCCCGACGAGACGCGATCAAAGAGATTGCTCAAATTCTGTCGAATACGTTTCCTTCTGGACTGGCTATCGGTCCTTTGATAAACGTAGACGTTTATACGATTCTGATGCTTTGATGCGTCGAGCTTCAAAATATCCCCCCCAATTTCAAATATTTGTTCGCTTGGTGGAAAAATGGAATCGGCGAAGGATTCGATAATCCTTCTGCATGTACTAAGGGCTTGCGAGATGGCTTCGGAGTCACCAGAAGCGAGCCTATCCATCAGAGCAGGAATTTTAGTAAGCACGTCGCCACAATACTGAACTATCAAAGCGTCAACGTCACGTTGATATCGCTCAAAAATCGAGTCCGTCAAACTGTCAAATTCTTTTGCGTAATATACTTCGCTGACGAAGCCGTGAAGGATCGCCAGCACTCGGCTTCGGATTCCGCTAAGCTGCTGTATCAGCAAAGCCGCGTCGTTCATTGCTTTGTGCGTATTCATAATAGCCACATTTGCATAGTCGCCGCCGATGTCCGGCGTTCGCATAGTAGCCAACTTGGCTTGTTGAGCCAAGATCGCAGCTTCCTGTTGCGCGAGGGGTCCCCACCAACCTTTCTTTTCTTCACGGTTCGTCCAGCGACCTGTTCGCGCCATGTATTTGAGTGAGAGAGGCTCGCTCGAGTTGTAGCCTCCCATCTCGTACTTCAGCCAATCGCGAAACTCATCGCCCCCCACCCAGCGTGCTAGACGCGACGCCTTGAGGATCAGGCGTTCACCCTCTGCGCGTCCTAGCTCAATATCGTCTAAGAGTTCGCGCGCAAGCTCTAGGATGTGCTGTGACCTACTTTTCTCTGTCATATGGATTCCAGAATATTATTGTCGCGGCTAATATAACTTGCAAATAATCCCGCAAACAATTTCGGGAATGTCTCTATGGAACCATCGACGATATCGAGGCGACGGAACCGAGCTTTCCACTTCTGAGGGGCATGCCGACCACGTTGAGTCAGCCACTTCCTCGTTCTTGGCGAAATCGCAAGGGACTCAACGAGCTCCCCGTCTTTGTCGTAGCCTAGTCCCATAAGAAAAGTGTGCACATCGACACCTTGGCGGGCGGCGTCTCCTTGTGCAAATCGCCAGCACTCCACCAGACGCGACTCCTCCGCAGTAACCTTCATTTCGTGAATCGGCTGAGCAGTCCGATCTGCGGCGCTTTGCCCACATAAACGGCTTTCATAGCAGAACCGCTCCAAACCCCCGCGGATGGCCGCTCCGAAACGGCTATTTGAGTCTTCCATTGCGACCTCCGATCCATCGCGAGGAATCTTAGCCCAACAGATCGGTGACCGTTTTTGGCCGAATTCGGCCGTATGTCTTCCTGAGAGAATCATCCCCGCCTACGCGGCGACCGAATGGCGCGCAAGATCATTAGGTCCTCGCGCTAGCTGCTACTGCGCAATCTCAACAACGTCCGGCGACAAACCTTCCTCGGGAATCGGCAGCGAACTTTCTTTGCCCTGTCAGATCACTTCTCTGATCTGCCTGTATGTCGGGCTTTAAAGGCTGCGCCATGTGTTCAGAGGTGAGAGTGGAATTAGCGCGGCCACCACTTAAGCGTGTGCAAATCCAGCAACGTGAACCTCCCCGCATCCTGCCATCCACCTGTATCGATGTAGTAAACGTTGCCAAGCTGTGCAGGCTTGCGCAGCGTCATATGTCCATGGACCACCGCACGTACATTGCGGACAGGCTGGGAGTACTGCATTCGATAACGATCTACGGACCATAGGCAGGCATCCTCGTCCTCTGGACTGAAGGTAGCGCCGTGAATGGCCTGCCAATCGTCATAGGGGAAGTCGGCATGAGCCATACCCACTACACCACTCGGCGTTTCCACCTCGATAGCCAGCGGCAAGGCACTCAAGCAGGCCGCAATGCGTTCACGAACATCGCCAGAACAGGCATCCAACCATCCGCCGCCGTGGGCGCGATGATCAACGTCCGGAATCGGATTGCCCATCGCCCGTCGCCACGTCATCAGGTCGTGATTCCCACAGATCGCATGAAACCACGGGCGCTCTAATCATTTCAGAACATCGGCCGATTCAGGGCCTCGGTCTACAAAGTCCCCTACGGAAAACAACTGGTCCTTTTCTGGTGAAAACTTGACGGCAGCCAACGCGACTTCAAGCCCACCAAACCACGGACGATCCCATCAATTCGTTTGTGCAGATAATCGTCCTTGCCTTGATCATCTTCTTCGCGCAGAGAAAAACGAGTGGCTTAGGGGCGAGACTGGCTGGCGGCATGGCCTTTGACGCTGTGACATTCAGGAGCATGGCGCAGGGTATTGGCAACTTGGTGAATCCTAAGACGACTCGCCGCGATATGCAGTCGGGCATGATGGTTACTGCTGGCCGAACCAACCACATGATCGCAGGCAACACCATGTGGAACCCAGCCTATCGGCAACACGTCTTGCAGAACATGGGCAAGAACTGGGGATCGGCAACGGGCGGCTCCATCAACGGTAAGTGA